ATTGCTTCAGCAACCAAAAGATTATAATACCTAAACCAGTTATTACCAATAGCACCATATGCACTATTAAGAGAAATCTTTTTAGCCATTTGGATGTTATTAAATTTTGATATTGTTTTTTTAAGTTTTGGGTCTTTAGTTCTTTCATAATCTTTTTTTGCCTCCAACATTAACTGTTTGAATTTTACTCTGTCATCATACATCTTTTGCATGAGTTCAGGTAGAAATCCTTTTTGAGTTGTTTTAAACAAAGCACCATTTGGTGTCATAGTCGCATCTTTTAATATAGATGTATCTACACTTTTATTTAGCATTTTCTCAACAGACATGTTTTTAACTTTTTCATTTGCAACTAATGTTTCTGGTGAAATATTATATTGCATAATCAGATGTGGGTATAGTGAATTTAAATCAAAAGACATAACCCATTTATGTAAACCAACTTGTGGTTCTTTTACATATGCACCTTCAAACTTTTCAGTTTTGCTTCTTTGTACTTTTTGTGGAATTACTATATTCTTTTTTCTAAGTTCATTGTAGATTAGTATATCCCAATATTTAACTGAACCAAGTACATCCATATAATTAACCTTGGCATCATAAGCCATAGTCAAACATAGTTCAATCAATCTCATTTTATCTTCTAGTCTATCAACGATTTCTACATCTTGTATATTGTAGTCAATAAACGATTGAAAGTCCTTTAAGTACCATTCTCGGAATGTTTCATATGGATTGTCATCTTTACTCTCACCGAGTTCAACATGGGCAATATGGTCAAGTCTATAACTCTCACGATTGGTATATGTAAACTTCCTATACAAATCATAATAATCTAAATGTGATACTCCTTGAATATCATAGACTTGATGTTTTCTACCCATTTGATAAATTTCTCTACTTGATACATTACCCCAAGGTGAAAGTTTATTCACTTCTGTTTCATCATATAAATTTTTTATACGATTACATACATAAGGTATATCAAAAAATTCTGTGTTCCAGCCTGTAATAATATCTGGTTGATTCTTTTGCCAGAAAGATAAAAACTCTTGTATTAATTCTTTTTCATTTTTACATTTAACATAAGTAACATCTTCTCTTGTGTTTTTATATTCACCTGTACCCCAAACTAATATTTGTTTGTTTTGATGATTCTTAATTGTAATTGATAGTAATGGTTCAATCGCATCCTCTGGGTTTGGAAATCCATTTTCACATGCAACTTCTATATCAATCGTTACAATAAGAATTTTATCAACATCCCACTTTACAAAACTAGGATATTCATCTGCAATATAATTATATTGAAATGTAGTATTACCAAAGATTAAATGTGGTTGGTCTTCATAAGACTTTAACCACTCTTTTGCTTCTTTGATTGTATTATGTTTTATAGGTGTGACATATTGACCATCTAAGGTTTTATGTTTTGTTTCTTTGATTACTTTACAGAATAAAGTAGGGGAATATTTAACCTTTCGATTAACTCTTTCTCCATTCACATATTCTCTAACAAGTAGAGTATTACCCCAAGGGGTCACATTAGTATAAAAGTTCATAATATAAGTGCCAGTATATCTGGTTTAACAAGTTTTGTCAATGTTTATTATGTTAATAAGTCTGGCTGATTGCCATAATGTTTATTCAATGTTGCCAACTTATCTTCGGCATCTGCAAGTTTAACCATCTCTGAATCCACTGCCGCAACTAGGTCTGGGTGTTCACCTATACCTGCAGGGTTTTTCATGTAGACATTAATGTTAGCTTGTGCAGCTGCAATTTCTGCTTCATATTTTTTTCTTAGTGCATTTATCATTTTTTTACCTATTGTCAATATCGTTATTATCACCTCTTTCTATATAACTAGAAAGAACAAATTTTCTGTCTGGGTTTACTGCAACTTTTAATCTAGTGAGTAAATCCCTATTAATTAAAAATGTACTTTTAGAATCTCTTGTTGTCAATCCTATTGGCACATCTTTATATAATTTATTATTGAATTTTAAATCAACCATAACCATTGGTCTTTTATCTATTTTATCTACATGCATAGGATGAGATACACCAACTATATTACTGGTAAATTTTTTACCATCTCTTTCCCATTTAGCAATCTTACCTTTTATTTCTAATTTATCTACATGGAACATAGATGCTTTAGTTCCATTACCTGTATCAAACTTAGCACGGTATGGGCCAAGTCCTACAATTTCTAATCTCTCTACATATCCAGCAGTTTGTGTTGCTCCAACAAAACGACTTTTAACTTTTCCAATATGTGTGACTACTTTTTCAATTAGTCTTTCATTGGTTGTTAATTCACCATCACCATTTCCAAAATTAGAACCGATACCAGGTGAACCATTACATTCTAAAATATATGTTTTACCAT